ATACCATTGATTACACTTAAGTCTTTTATTGATGGAAGCTCCCTATCAGTTCTAGAATTTAATTCTGTAACATCAATACTACCCTCTGGCGTTACCACTAAATTAGTGGACACATTACCTGAAGGGGTATCGTTAATAGCTTTAGTTACAGCGTCTACTTCATCTTTTATTGGGATAAATGTAGCATCATCTTTCTTTCTAAAATCTACTTTTGAATCTGTATCATCTAGTGTGGCTTCCAAGTCTGCCACCTCTTGAGCCGCTGCAGTTGAGCTGGCTTGTAGTTCTTTAAATCCTGGGAAGTATTCTTCAGTAGTTATTCCCTCGAACTTAGCATCGTTCTCTATTGCTTGGAGGAGCGAACTATAAACGTCTGACCCAGTTTGTCTGTCAGCGGACCTTTGGCTCGCAGCTCTTCCAAGAATTTCTTTCCTTTTTCCCTGGTCGACATAGACGGAGTTGACTGCTCGGTAGTTTTGTTTTTCATAATTAATATTATTAGCTTCTAATTCCTGTACAAAGATACCAATTTTATCTTGAAGAGTTGGGTCATCAAAGTCAAATATATTTATAAAACTTACTTCCCCTGTATCTTCATTAATACTATAGTCTGTTATCCCTGCTTTTTTCAAGGCATTCATTACACCTTGAGTATCTGATACATTTAATATGTATTCGTTTCCATTATGTTTTTCAGAACCCTCTTCCACAAACTCAGCAGCTATGCTACTCTCTTGTGTTTCAGGAGCTAAGGCTGCTGTTAACGCAGCGTACTCTTGAGCTTGTTCTATTGTCGCATTCTTAAGTACAACTCTATTAGATATCTCTACTATCTCTGTACCTGCGTCATTCTTGTATCCACCAATACCCTCTTCAACCTCAACCTCTAATCCTAGTTGTTGACCTATACCAGTTAAGTTATTTTTGTACTGCTGATACCCCTCACTTTCTCTCAAAGTCTGTGCCTGTTCAGCACTCTCTATTGTAGTATCAAAGAATGGGGCAACAGCAACGATAGTCTGTGGCTTAGTTGTAGGCTCTTCTATTTGTTCCGTTTCTGTGGTCTCAAGTTCTGTGGTTTCTGCTGTGGGTACTCCTGTTCCCACTCCTTCGCCAATTGCGGCTTGTTGGCGTGCATCCACGCTCTCTGTTTCTGTGATTTGAACGGCATCTGTATCTGTTTTGGTTTCTATTTTTTCTGCTAATTGTTTACTAACTTCCTCATCATTAACCACCTTCCCATTAAACTTACTCATCTGTTTAGCGGTTCTTTTTCCAATCTCTTTTAGGAATGCTTCCTTGGTATATGATTTACCATCAATTATATACTCTGATATACCAGCTCTTACATCACTAACCTCAACTCCTGGTGAAGTTATAGACTCTATCTTAGCTCGCTGACCGTCAGGTGCTAAGGTTTTATTCTCTACAAGATAAGCAATCTCTGCATTAATATCCTTTATCTTCTGTCCAAAGATTTCTCTACGGTTCACATCAGCAGAATACTCTTCCTTTGCAGCTAGAAGTTCCATTAATCTAGCCTTAACTCTTTTGTTCTTAGGTTTGTTTTTAGACATACCGAAGTCCACTAGGTTATCTGCATCCTTAGAAAGACCTAAATTCTTTTGTATACGCTGAGCTTGTTCAGAATTAATCTTTCCTAGCTTTAGCATGTTGTTAGTCCACTTAGATATTCTAGTGTCAGAACTTTTCTCGAAGGCTATAAAGTTTATATCAGTAAGCCTATTGGCTAGCTCTATATTACTTTTACTGCGAACATTAAACATCTTATTTACTGCAGCAGTAGATGCGTTAGAACCAAAACCACCAATCATCTCTGCACCAATTTCCTTTCCATCTAATGTTCCGTCTGCAACCAACTGAGCAGCAGCTTCCCCAGCACCTTCCATAGCAGGGTCAACAATACCACGCTCGGCAGCGGCAAGAGCCAAACGTCTTCCTTTGGCTGCTACGCTACCAGCTTGAAAAACTCTACCTACTAATCCAGAACTAATGTAATCCATGACAGCTATAGGTATACCTCGTTTCATTCCTCTTTCCTTAGCGGTAGCCCATACTTTATCATTATTTATTGCTTCCACCACATCGTCAGGGTCTAGTACATCATACCCATTAGCCTGCATCGCATCAAAGAACTCATTGGTATATTCCATAGAAAAATTAGTAGCTGCCATACCTACTCTCATTCCTTTTATACCTCCAGCAACTGTTCCAGCTCCTGGAATAATACTACCGAGCGTAGCTCCTGTTGCAGCACTACCTGCTACTAGCTCAACTCCATAAGGTAACATCATTGATATAGAGTTAGCAGCTAATGATAATGCTAATTCACGTGGGTTTCTAAGAAATGAATCTAGCGATTCTCTAAAACCTACAGCCCTGTTCCATCTTGCCATCTGTCTACCTTGTTTCCCCTTTTGGCTGCCACCCTTAAGACTAGCAATCATCTCTGCTGCTTTTCTAACATCTTCTGGGTTGTTTATATCTAAAGATTTCATATCGAAAGGCATGCCTGTAGATAGCTGAAGGATAACCTCAGAGGCATTACCATCCTTTAAACCTTTCTGTATCTCACCATATACTGCAGCTATACCTGTTTCGTATTCTTCAGTAATAGACTTATCAAACTTCCTGTCGTAGAAAGTTAAAGCGTTCTCATATTTTCTAGCAGCATGAACCTTCTCTGAGTTGATAAGAGCGGCTTGAGTTTTAAACTCATCTAATAGTAAAGCGTCCTGCTCATCTTTAGGAATAATATCTGTAAGGTCCTTAAGCTCTACACCAAATAAAGAAATAGACTGCTCATTTAAAGCGTCTTGGTAAACTTGTGTTTCACCATTTGCCATAGCCGCCTCTTGAGCTAGCATGTCATACTTTTTATTTAGAGCAAGGTCAAACTTCTCTCTCATCTCTATAAGCTCCTCTGTATTCACTTCTGAATATAGAGCGTCTTCCTTCTCTTTAAGTTCTTTTAAAATTTGAGAGGCATCATCTCTAAGTATACCCTCAACATATAAGTTTCCGTATTTTTTTTTCTGCTGGTCAGTTAGCTCGTCTTCTGTATCAATACCAAAATCTCCAAGCTGGGATTCTATAAAATCTATTTCATCTCTGACTCTAAGATACTCATCATATCTAGCTGTTTCGAACTTGTAGTTCTTATCTATCTCTGAGTACAAGGACTTCCCTAAAGCATCTGTAGTATGAATATCTTTCCATTCCCCTTCAGCAAATAATTCTGCCTCCTCAGCGGTTTCAAAACTAAATACCTCACCTCTTTCCTCGGCTACTTGCTTAGCATCATCAAACTCAAGCTCCATCCAATCATCAGCTATAGTTCCATAAAAATTATTGTCCTTTGGAAACAGAGTAGGTATAACTTTGTGCTTGCCATCCTCTTCGTATGATGTAAATTTAACAGTAGAAAAAGAACCATCTGGATTTATTAAGTGATTTCTTCTGATGCTTCTTGCTTTCTCAGCTTGGTTATCGAACTCTAAGGAGTCGTTATCCTCATATACCTCTAGACTGTTGTCTACTATAAAGTCTTTTAGTTTTTTAGATTCTAGAATTTCATCGCTAGAAAGATTAGGGTCTAGGTTTATTCTTACTGTTTTAGAGTTATCAAAATTAGAAACAACCATAGCATCACCCATGCCTGTCTCTTCAAATGTCAATCCATATTTTGTAAACCTTCTTGTAAGTTCCTCAACAACAGGCTGTTCAGCCTGAGCTATTAACTCTTCGTTGATAATATCAAGGTCAGCCTTAAATCCATCACTCTTTAGAAGTAGCTGTTGATTTTCCTGTGTTTTTTCTGCTATTAGGTCCTGCTCAATTTTTTGCTGAGCAAGATAATTTTCCATATCAATAGCTCGCTGTTGCTCAAAATCTTCCCTTGCATCTACTGCGGTTTGTTGTTCCTCTGGAGTAACAGGAACTGGAGCTTGTTGTAGTTGTGTGTTGTCTGCTTGCTGAGCAGCCTGCTGTCTCTCGTCTTGAACTTGAAAGTCTTGTGAGGACAAAGGGCTTTCCCCTCTTGCATCAACATCAGAAACACCTTCAGGAGCTATAAGCTCATCGCCCTCAAGAGGTTCGAATGAATCCGAAGAACCAGTTTCCGAAGTGGACTCCGTAACTTCTTTTTTTTTTACAGGCTCAACTTCAGTAACCTGATACATATTTAAAAAATCATCTTTTGATTTTGTAAAAAGACCATCTCTAGAAACAACATTAAATACTTTGTCTTTATAAGAAGAATCTTGGAACTGTGTTTGAAACTCTTCAAAAGATTTAGTGTAATATCCGTCTCTAGTTAATACGTCAAATAAAGTTTTTAGTTTATCCATAATTATTTTTACTCGTCTAGTTCACCTGTCTTGCCTCTACCTTTTTGTTTTACTTTACTTTTTTGTTTTGGGTATTTAATCATAAGATTCACATCCGCAGAATCTTTACCAACTAGGTCAATATTTTTCTTTATATAATCTAACATTTTTTTAACAGCGTCAGGTTTAGTAATATCAATTTCAATCTTATCTTTTTTACCAAATTTTACAAGTCTTTGTCTCGTTGCTTCATAAATTCCAGTCCCTTCTTCTAGCGTAAATCCTGCAGGAATTTTATCTTTATAGTCCTCTACAAATTTTCCATTTGCATCTTTATCCTCAGTTATTAACTGAGCATACGCTGTATGGTTATTTGGAATATCATCACTCAATCCTCTCATGATAGCTTCCATTGCTGTTTCTTCTACCTCTATAACCCCACCACTAAATCCTGTAGATTCTGGATTAAAAGCTAAGCTTGTGTCTATTTTTGACAGACCTATAATCTTATCTATATCTGTTATCTTCTGCTTATCTCCTAAGAAGAAGTTAGCTGAAGCAGTTATCCAAGCTGCTTGGTCTAGTTCCTTTCCAGAATCGTCTCTAAAAGCTATTACCTCATCAGCTCTATCATCATTGAATGTTAGAATAATGTTCTCACCTGTTCTATCAATTGTGGAGATATTAGGGTTAATACTTCTTAAATAATCTTCAGCCTCCTGAACCTGTGCGTCATTACCGTAGTATAGCTGAGCTATATTTGTTGTCACTTCCGTATCCTGAGCTTCTTTATTATCTTGATTAACTTGAGTTGCACTTGGTTTAGGCTCAGTATAGGTGCTGATTGTTTTCTCTCTGTCTATCTGGTTTCTGAAGTTATTCTGAACCGCTTCAAATGCTAATTTTTTCTGCGGTTCAGTTCCAGCGAACTCAATTGTACCACTACCGTTATCCTTAACTAGTATTTTACTAGGGTCGCTAGCTGCTTCAGCTGCATCAAATGTAGGTGTAAAACTATTTCCCTCTGAATCAACACCAATATAATTAGTAAGAACAGATAGTATGTTTAGTGGATTAGATTCTAGATAGCTGTTAATCATATTCCTCTCCATCTTCTCAAAATTATCGACAGCATTCTTCTGATTCTTATCTAAAGTTCCTCTAAGGGTTGCGTCAAGCATCTTGGTAATTTGACCTGCGTACTCTTGACCTCCAGCATCTCGGATGGTGTTTATAAAACTACCTAGCCTATCAGCCTCTACCGCCATTGTTTCTCCTACCCTAAATTTGTCATACTGTTTTGCGTATCTATTTTTAAGCTGATTAACAGTTAGAAAATCATTAGGGTTTTTACTTAAAACTCTTGTACCATTTGGTCCATCTACTAGCTTACCAATACTTACACTACCATCCTCCTGGTTTATAAAAGACTTTACATCAGTAAGATTTCCCAGTCCCTCTATCTGCCCCATCAGCCAGGATTCTAACTCCTGACTCTCGCCAGCTTCCATTCGTTTCATTTTTGCAGCATACTCTTTCTGATACTCTTCTGATAATCCAAACATCTGCTTGGTTCCATCAACTAAATTCTGACGAGCAACAGTATAATCTCTATCTTTCATAAGACCACTCTTAAGTAATCGGTCCTGAATAAGCCTAGTTTTAGAAGCGTCTGCCGCATGGTTTAGAGCAAATGCGTTAGCGGTCTTAAAATCTCCAGAAGGAGAGTTATTTAAAGTCTCTTGGAAGTCTTTAGTTGACTGGTCAAAAGCATTTCGTTTTGCTTGTCGGTCATCACTAGCTTTTTTAAGTACACCAGTTAGGTTTTCACCAACTTCTGCCCAGTTTATTTGTGAAGCGTTTTCTCTTTCAACGTATCCGTAGTAACTCATTTGTTTTTTTTATTTTATAATCCTACACTAGCAAATAATTGTTGTCTTTCTGAAGGAGACATATCTAATAAAGCTGCTTGAAAATCTCCTATCTGCATATTAGAGTCTGATATAACTGGGCTATATTGTGAATCTTGTATCCCCCCAAATGGCTGAGCTTGAGCACTGATTTCTAATCCTGATGCTAAAGGATTTCCAAGTTGTCCCTGCACTTTAGACTGTAAATTACTCATCATAGCAGACCTAGGATTAGCTGCTCTAAAATCAGCTCTTGTTCCTCCACCTGCTAAAAAAGCTGACTTATCAACTCTTCTGTTTTGTCTAGCCGCCTTATTAATCTGTCGTGCTCCTTGACTTTTACCATAAGTGGGAACCATAGCTAAGCCTTGCTGAGCAACATTTGCCACACCTTGAATAGCCTGCTGCTTTGCAATAGCAGCCTGCTCTGTAGCATCAGCCATTGCCTTTTGAGCACCTTGCACTTCTCCTAATTTTATTTGAGCTTTTATATCACTCTTCCTTGTTGCTTCATCAGCAGACAATCTATCAAGCTCAGACATTTCTGTTGCCATACCTACACGCTGTCCCTGTGCAGCTTCCTTTGCAGCAGCCTGAACTCGTGATGAACCTGCTAAAGCTCCACGCTGGTCTCCCTCTCTAATAGCGTCCATCTGAGTTTTTATAGTAGTATCTATTTGTTGTCGTTCTATTTCATAAGGTAACTGATTAACAGATAAAGCCTCCATCTCATTCTTAGTAAGCTCTTTCTCAACCTCAGCCATTGCCATAGCTGCAGCTCTCTCAGCATCTCTAGCTAATCTTTTTTGTTTCCCTGCCTGTATAAAACTATTAGTTGTAGTTCCAACAGTTATCGCTAAACTTGCTATTGCTAATCCTGACATAATAAAATTCTTTTTTCAATAATATGCTGAGGTAATTGCTTGTAACTATCTGCATAAACATCCGCCTCAGCTTCTTCAAATGTTTTTGCATCTGTCTTATACACACAACACCATTGGGTATCCTCATGCACAAGTAAAACTCTTTGTGCTCCTTCCTTTGTATGTATAAGATGAGGAGCAGTGATAGTCTCTACCGTACCCTCATCAGTTAAAAATGAAACCTTACCCTTTAATAAAAAAGAAGGATGATTTTGTTTATGAACCATAGATATTACTATATTACCAGCTGGCATAAATAACTCTCTAGTATATAAACCTCCTTCTAGATGTTGTTTTAAAGGATATACTTTCTTTAACTCTTCACCTTGAGGAGTACCTGCTTTATGAACCGCCACCTTTCCTGTAGCTATCAGCTGATTCTTAAAGTTTTCAATTTCATCCCAAAGCAATCCAGTGCCTGTAGAAATTCCTCTTAATATATCAGTAGATAAAACTTCTGTTTCCATATTTCTACAAAGATAAGAATTTTAAGGGAAACTTTTGAATGCCTCACTTTTTACTGCAAATAATTCTGTAGCACTCGTTGATTCGTTGCTTAATGTAAACTCACAGTAGTGTCCCATTACTCCTTGTGATTCAGCAATAGAGTTCTTAATGTATAAAAAATACTCAGTCTGACTAGGAATAGGTACAACTCCAGCTACGGTGTTATCTAATTCTATCAAAACATTACCTATATTACTAAATGTAACTGTTGTTACAATACCTGCTAGAGTAGGTTCTAAATCACCACTAGCATTAGCTACACCAAAATAAAAGGCATCGCCTATAGATAACATTGAACCTATATTTACAGGCGGTTCAAAAAGAATAGTTGTAATTGGTCCATTTATAAAAAATGAGGTACTGTTACCAATTCCAGTTAGTGAGCGTAAAGCATACTGGTCTAGATTAGCAGGAACATTACCACTATTTCGTATGTAAGCAAACCAATCGTTTTCTTTCTTCTCGTAGTACTGATTACTAGGGTTTGATAAATCTGCATTTATAAATCCTGTAGTTTGTATATCAGTAATAAATGTGCCCTGCCAAGGGTCATCACTTTCTAAAGCAATAGTTTTAAACTTTTTATTTTCTAAGGGAGACTCATTAAATATACTTGTTAATTCAGAGACACCTTGAATACCATAGAAATTATTTCTAGTTTCATTTGTATTATGCTTATACAAGTTACCACCTTTAAAGGTATATAAGAATTGATTCATTCCTTTTATTATCTCAGGGAAGTAAGAATAAAAAGAAGGGAACCCTTGTGCTGCTTCGCTATATGTTAAAGTGTAATTTTCCATTTATATATATTTTAAGTGCAAGTACTTACTGCTGTTACCAATCCATTTTTTATTCTTAATAAATCGTTATTAGGTAGCACAACAACTCTACTAACATCTGTAGGATTTATTGGGCTAGCTCCGTAACTATCTGTAAAAACCAAATTACCCACAGCTGGTTGAGTTAACGTTTGAGGTGTAAGAACAGAACCTGAACCTGAACCTGAACTTGTAGCATTCTGAGCAAAATAATAAGTTTGGTCTGCAGTAGAACATGTGTCTATATCTTGTAATGCAGAGCCTGTAAAACTAGGTAATAAAGCAGGACATAGTGCTTTCCAAGAAAAAAAAGTTCCTAGAATTGGAGCATAGATATCTACATTCATATTTGTAGCAACTGCTGAGTTTTTAGGAACAACCATAGTATATACAGTGGCTCCCCCTCCTCCTCTTAAATCTATCTGACTAGCTTGAACAGTTATAGGTTGATTATTTCCAGTGTTTAGATAAGACCCATCATTTTGTAATGAGTATATAGGAATATTTCCTGTACTTACAGGAGTATTACTACTCGAACCATAATAAGTTGGGGTTCCAGCTGGTGTATTAAGACCTACTGGACGGTCACTATTATTTATAAAAGTTAATTTATTATATGTTTGATTATTATAGGTAGCTAACATTCCATCAGGAATAGAACTCCCAACAATAGAATAAATAACTACTGCTCCTAAATCAGTTCCAACATTAATTTGACCAAGAAAAGACCCTTGTATATTTGATGATTCACCTGCTTGTAATCCACAAGGTGGAGCACAAGATGGACATTGTTGAGGTGCAAGTAACTGACAGTTTAATTGCTCTCTTGCTATAACACCATCAGAATAAATTCCGTCTGCTGCACAAATACTTAAATTAGAATCAGTATATACCGCTGTTGAAGCTCCTAAAGTTGGTCCGTTTAAATAATATGTGTTTGGGTTTGCCATTGTATTTTAATTAAGGTGTGGTTATACATTCACAACATGCATCAAAAATATCAGCTGTGCTGTAACATAAATCTATTTCAGTTGGCTGTCTATAATCATAAATTAAATATAAATATTGACCAGTTGTTGCCATAGTATAATCTCCTACATATTGTTGTGGTGCAAGAGAAGAGTCTAAAGGAAGAGCTGAGCCTGCTGCTGCTATCAATGCATTTATATCTGCTGGACTAGATGTATATAATGTATTAGTCCTTAGTGCAAAAAACTCATTTTCCGATGGGTCAAAATTAAAATCATCGACAGGTCTTTTATTACAAATAACCTGTACATCAGCTCCGTTTGCTGGTATAACACCAGCTCCTTGTGGAGCAGTAACCGAACTAAATTGACTAACAATAATTATATCAGTACCATCAACAAAATTAACCTGTTCAGAATGAAGAGGGGATATATAGGTTCCATCTACCCATCTGTATTCATTATGGATTTTTTTACCTACATCTGTAGCGTTTGTTAAACATACTTGGTAAACCGTCAGTATGTCTGAAACAGGACAGTCTACCCTAACACTAACTGTTGTTCCTGCTAAACCATTTATCATTACCTGAGCCTGAGTTTTATTAACTATATTTTTATCGAAGTTAAAAGTAAATGTCCCATTATCTACTCCTGTTGTTGGTACAACAGTATTTCCATTCCAGTATACCGTTATGGCACTTGGACTGCTAGAGGGAGGTGTGGTTGCGATTACTTGAATTTCTACATCACCCACATATAAACCTAAATCAACGCAATACTCTATAATTTCATCTTCAGAAAATGTAAATGTTCTTTCAATTCCACAATCTACACATAAAATTTCAGAAGGTAAATCCTCATCATTTATACTTAAAACATATTCGTTCATATAAGGGTCATACCCTCCAATTTTTTGCTTGTTTAAGCTATCTTTAAATCTATCCCTAAACCATGAACGCATACCTTTTTCTGAGATAACACTGAGTTGTTCGTTCTGACCAGAACTTCCAGATAATTTTATTAATGCTCCACGCTTAGCGTCAGTAAAATACTTATCAAATCCCCATGAACAAAAACTTTCAGGATTCCTAGAAATACCATATTCTTCTACTCTAGCTATCTGCGTACCTAGAACTTCAGGAACTGAAGCTATCGTTCCTCCACCTATAGAATCACTAATTAAATTCTTACCTGCTAATACATAAGATATTTTATCTTCCTGCAGTACAAGAATATCAGTTTCTCTTCCATGTAATTTTTCAATAGGTCCATAAATATCTTCACATGGCTTAAAGTTTAAAAGTCCTAAATTAAATTCATTTAACTTATTTACGTTACTCTCGTCATTGTAAACCCCACTATATGTTAAATCAGCAAAACGATGAGCTTGTTTAAATTCTACTTCTGAAGTAGAAGCAGTTCGCTCTCCTAGAGAAAACTCTCCTCCAATTAAAGAATCTCTTATTTTAAAACTTTCAACACCATTACCGTAACTAAAACAATTAAAAAAATCAGTTTGTATTATAGCTGAAGATGTAGCAGTTTGATTCTGTACATTACCTTCATGTCTTCCTGTAGTTTTATCAATATTAAATACATCTGCTGATTCGTACCATAAATCTGGAGTAGCCTCTTCAGGGTCTGTTTCAAAAACTATTGTATTATCAGCTCTAAAAACTTTAATGTTTAATATAGCACAAGCTTTTTTTCTAGACGAAGAAAAGACTCCACTACAAGCATTAGTTCCTGAAGCCATTAAAAACTTTTGATTGGTACTGAGGTCTTCATAAAATCTCCAGTTGTATGTACAACGTTCAAGATTAATACCGTTTAAATCATTGGTTACGGTAGGGTCATAATAGTTAGCAAAGTAAGGAGGGTCGCAATCTGGACTTCCGCTTACTGTAGCACTTCCAGAATTTAATCTACTTTGTATATTATCTCCATCCCACCATTCTTTAAAATTATCATAATCACGAGAGGCAACTAAATTTAATAAAAGATTATACGTTCTTCCGTCACATTGATTACCAGGACCACCACGCCTTTTAAATTCAGCCTCAATCTGTATACGAGAGCCAGCTGGTATAGTATAATCAATATAATTACCTGGACTTGCAGGGTCTTCTAAATTAACAGGGTATCGTACTATAGGATGGTTTGAACCTCCTCCTACACATACACCTATACGCCCAAATTGTACAGTAGGATTGTCGCTTGTAATAGTTTGAAAATCATTAGCTAATATTTTCATGTATGTTCCAGCAGGAATAAGTATATCATTCCCATCTTCGTCTACAGGTGGAACTGATAAAAAATTTTCTGTTTCTGCTTGTTTCTGAAGTACCGTAGCGTACTGACATCTTGTAGTAGGACCAGCAGTGTCTGCCTTTACTCTAAGCCTATCGCCCTCTTCTACTTTTCTTGCATTCTCTCCTTCTAACAAAAAGTATGTTGCACTAGTTGTAGGGTCTTCAAAATAAAAATTTGTATATATAGTATCATAACCCTCTTTATTTGGTTTTAACACAAACTTATATTTTGTAGCCCATTTAGGAGCTATTTGTGCAGGTGGAATAGTAGCTTGTATAAAATTTTGTAGTAAAGCTACTGAACACCCTGTGTGAACAGTATTATTAGGACTTACTAATGCAGTTGATGAACGATTAAATTCGTCCATATATACCATACCTAATTCATAATCTCTATCACTATGTAAACTCTTAGGGTTTCCTATACCTGAAAAAGAACCTTCTGCAAAAGTAATAGTATAATATTCATAAACGTCTGTTGTAGGTGTTACAGGGTCATCTACAAAACGCATAGCTAGTAACACTAGACCTATTTCTGTACTAGCAGGGCTAGAAATTATTTCTATTGGTTGTGCAGGTGCACTAATACCACTGGCAAATTTTATATACGAATCTAAATTAGCAGGTATATTACAATTAAATTCATCAGTAAGAGTTACTCCTTCGCAAGATGTTGGATTGGTAGGAACAGCATCGTATACAGGAAGTATATTAAGAGCATCCCCTACTAAACTAACAAATAAAGGGTCTACTGATAACTCATAAACACTTGAAAAATCTGCAGGAAGTATAAAGGAAAAAGTTAATGTTTGGTTAGTAGTAGTTTGTGTTGGAGCAGTCCCTGAGCCAGAAAAAGAATGATGACTAAATCTTATATCAAAAGTTATACTAGCTCCACTAACTAAATCAAATTCATCTAAATCAAAAAATACTTTAGCATTTGGAATTATTTGACTTCCATCTATAGTATACGTAACACTTTCAGTTCTATCACTAAAACCTCCTGTTTCAATTTCTTCTGAAATTAAATTACAAAAATACTCTAATCGAATAGGATTGTCGTTTAAGTCTATTAAGTCGTAACCATCTACATAATTTCCATATATCAATCTATTACCCATAATAGTTTGAGCTTGAGCTTTTAAAGGCACATTATCAAATATACGCACAAGCTGAGTAGGATTTAAAACGGTAAAAATTTTACTGTTAGCAAAAGATAATTCATAAGATTGATTGTCTGCGTACCCTAAGTTTTCTTTATTAAAAACTTCAATTGATTTTATAACATTCGAATTTGTTTCTTTAAATACAACTTCTATATCTTTAACTAAAGGACCTCCAGCATTATATGAGACGACAACATTATTAAAAGAATTAACCATCCCTTCATTAAGACCACTACTTAAAGAATAATTAAAAGGTTTAGGAATAAAAGCAGGTTCACTAAATTGAGACAGTGCAGAATATTCTCCATCAGCATATTTATATCTATATGCAAACGTTATAAAACTTTCTTCTATGAAATTTTCTTCTCCTGATAAATTTCTTAATTCTATTTCAGGTGCAGAAGCAGGTGGTTTTTTTATAACTAATAACTGCTCTTCTAGAGTAGGGGAAGCAGCATCATAATTTCTATTTATGTTTATAAATCTTGGTTGGTTATAATTGTCTGTCCAAAAAACTAAATCTTCTACTCTATTTACTCCTGTTATTAAAAATTCAGGATTAAAGTTTAGTACTGTACTAGTTAAACCTTCTGTTGCTACATGATAAGTTAAAATATTTGATTCTATATTAAAAGAAACAACTAAATCAACAATACCTGCTGTAGAATGAGCTGGGTCATGAACAAACCAATAAAGAGTTTCTCTTTGACCATCCTCGTAAGCCCCTATACATCTAGCCTGACTGCTTAAATCAACACCATTATATTGTAATGAAGTTAACTGAGTATTTCCTTTTGTGTTTTCAACAGACCCAACCTCTGATTCTTCAGTTGAACCTAGACGAAGATTCATAGCATTAACATACTCGCCATTAGGTAGCAAGCGTTCGTCAACGCTTTTATTCATTCGTCCTGCAATAAAATTCCTAGTAGTTTTTGCCATGCTTATTTAATCCACTTATCCATACCTCTCATGTTCTGTAACAATCGCCCTGGATGTATATTACTTATTCTAATTTTAGCGTTTCTTAATAATGAAGAGCTTCTTTTTCTAGCTCTATTGACAACATATTCTTGAACTCCAAATTTACTATTTAAAATAGCATATTGAATGTAAGCGTATACATACTCTTCAAAAAGTTTGTTGACAGTTACTAATGAATCATCTCCATTTTCCATTCCGTCTGACACATATTCTACAATACATAAGTTCCCTGCCATATCAGAACTAAAATTAATAACACCACCTTTAGGGTCTATCTTGAATGTTGGATTAGCATTCGCTGTTTCAGTATTTAATCCATACTGTGCTCCAACACCATAATCAAAATACCACTCTCCATCCACGCAATAACCTTCTCTATTATTGTAAGGACTTTGGTCGTTAAGATAAATACTTTTTTTAGTTCCCTCTACTCTTTGTAAATCTATAAAAGCTTGTGAAGGTTTTAATATATTTCCATCATGGTCAAATAATATTCTACATGTATGGTCCTGAAGATAAGCGTCACTCCAGTTTGTTTGTATGTTTTCAGTTAATGGTCTTAGAACACCATCTTTATATAAAGAAACTCTAACCCAGTTTACATAATCCTGCGGAAGAACGAATCGTAATCTTTCACAAACATCTAACTCAAGAATTTTTATTTCTTTAAAAGCATCATAGTTAAGTTCTTGTATAGCTCGTTTTGCGTGAAATAGAACTCTGTATCTTTCCTCGTTATTAACTAAGCTGTGGTTACCAGCATACATTAACATAAAGTTATTTACTATGTCGTATAAGCTTACATACTGGTAAGACCCCCAGTTAGCTTGTTCTGTGTGTGGGTTGCCTGTATTTTCGTAATATGTATAATCATTTATATATGCCATTATTTTTCTTTTTGCGTTTCAATAGTATCCAATCCTGTTGCAAACTGTGTAACTTGAGCTTCTCTTATAGACATTCCTGCATATTGTAATATCTTATTAACTAGTGTGGGTTCATCTTCTAATGGAATCTCAAAATCTTGATACAATGCACTAGATGAATCAAACGAAGGTTCTCCTCCTACTAACTGCACGTATGTCCACTTAGGGTCTTTAGGGTATCTAATGTACTGACACTTAACTCTACCAATTGAGGTTACATCTTCAGGGAATACATCTAACGATACGCTTTCTGTTGTATAAGCTGGATAAGAAGAGTTAGGAGATGTAAGTATAGAATTGTTCAACATTGTTATTTTAGTATGTGTAACTCTTTCTGCTTCATTAAAACGTGTTCCTTTTTTATATATAGAATATTTTGTGCCAACAGGACCTGTAAGATTAGGTGAAACCTGTAGTGTAGTGCTATTAACTACAGTTACTACTTTTAGATATTGAACACCGTTATTCTCAATTGCTACAATATCCCCTACACTAATATCACTAAAATCAGCATTAGCGTCTATAATTCTATTTTGTCCACCACTAACCCCTGTTGTAGTCCCTTCATCTAAAACCTCATTAAATACTAAAACTTTGTTTAATAAATAATAATCACTACCTGTTGTAGCTAGTGAAGGAACAGAGTAAGTATTATCTACCTGATTATATAATCCTGCTGTTACAGAAAATAAGTCAATCGCTTCCTCATATATCTTTTTAATATCCGCTAGTCCTATACCTGATTTTCTAGCATTCTCTTGATTTACTTGATAGTTATACTGATAAAAGTAATCTTCAAATATATCTAATTGAGCTTGCTTTGCGTAAAGGTTAAAATCACTAGGAGTAATATATCCGTAGTTGTTTTTATTAAGGACCGACAGCACTGTTTCTCGTACCGAATTAATAATGCTCATCTGTTAAATTATTTACCACAAAGATAAGTAAAAAAAAAGAGGTTGCATTTTTGCAACCCCTTGGTATAACGTTAATAGAAATACTATCTTTTGTTTTCTAGATTTTTTTCTAAAAATTTTAATATGTCAACTCCTTCATCAGTTTGTAAATAGGAAGAGATAACATAATAAGGGTCTTCCCCAAAAGGAAGATTTAACATCCTCTTCTTATTTTTAGGGGTGTTAAAGTATACATCTTTTTTATTATTTTTAAATATTAATACCTTATGTGAAAAGAACTCTTGAACTAAAGAATTTAACTTTAATGTAGGGTCTTTAACAGCATTTAAAAATTGTGCTGGCTCCTGCTCTGCAAAAATTAAGATATCTCTTCTTAACTCAGCTGAGGTGGTTCTAGATACATCTGTATTAAACAATACTCTAGCTAATGCTTCCACTTGGTCTATATCTAATTGTCTAGCTTCTATTAAAGCATCCACTCTTGAATTTAAAACATCCATTTCTTTCTGAGCATCTTTTTCTGTATTAACCTCTACAAATTTAGCACCATTCATTGGGTGATAATGTAAGAACTCCTGAAGAACTGGATTAGTTCTAGATACATGTAAAAAACCATCTTCAAAAATAACAGGTTCCACAATAGCGTTTCCATCCTGCTCGTCTTCAAAAGGGCTTTTTTGATTTCGTGCATATCGCAAAGCTCTGTTTTCACCTTTGACCTCATCAAAATGCATTAAAGGGTATCTTCTTGAATTTCTAGTTGGCAGCATAAAAGAAAGTGGTGCTGCTTCTTTGGTAAGTTTGTAAGTCTTATTGACTAAATTATTTTTTTTCATTTGATTAAAATTTAATTATTAAAAAAAAGGGAGGGCAATAAATACCCTCCCCTGTATTCACATTATTATGATTGGAAAATCACAAAGTTATTTGCTCCCATAGTACATACACATCTTTCAGATAGGAAGTTTACTTCCATTGCATCTAAATCAGATGTTGCAGCACCACCAGCTGAACCTGTAATCCAAGTCTTGTAACGTCTGTCTTCTGTTTCAGAAGCTCTATAACGAACATGTAAGAAAGGACGCTTAGCATTCTTTCCTAAGATTTGGTCATATACAGTAGTAGAACCAGCAGGAACTAACATACCGTTTACAGCACCAGTTCCAGTAAGACCTCCACGCATTGTTGGGTCGTTTAGGTATTTCCAGTCGGACTTGTAGAAGTCATATCCTCTACGGAATCCTGTAAATCCTAAGTTAAGAGCCATCTCCTCATCATTGTCAAATAGACCGTAAGAAGTACCATTAGCTCCACCACCTTGAGCAGAACCGTTAAGCTCAGCTAACATATCATCAATGTCAAATCCAAACTGACGGTTTAAGAAAAGTACGTTTTCTTCAATCGCCCCTTGCTTATCTAAACGAGAAATAATAGTGTCAAAATCCGCTAGAGCTGTTGGGTTTCCACCTGCCCATACGTTTCCTCTGTTTTCCACTACGTGGAATACACCTTCAGAACCTTTGTTTCCTACATCTCCTCCTGCTGCAATTGCTCCAGAACCTGCTTCAGCTGGTACTGCTTCAATCATTGCTGTTTCTAAGTAGTCATCAAAACGTAATCTTGTTTCATGCTCTGACTTCAAATACCATAAGTATCCTGAAGCTCCATTCTCTGAAGTTACTTCAATCCATCCGATTTGAGCCATATCTGAACCAGATACTGCGTACTTATCTTTTATGATAATTGGAGAGTTATCGAAGATTTCATCTTCAGCCTCTAAAGAACCTTGCATTCCGTTGCTTCCTTTTTTAAATTCAGAACCATAGATAAAGATAGTTGCATCAGCATTTCCTGCTCCTGTACCACCTGTAAATCCTTGAGCATTGTAAAAAGCAACTACGATTTGGTTGGCGTTTAAACCACCTGCTACACCTACTGCAGTAACAATACCTTTAAATTCTCCTGTTCCGTCATTTTTAGAAACTACAACAGTTTGACCTACACGAATTGCAATTGTTCCAGCAGTTAAGCCTGTTGCAGCTCGGTCTGGTACTAACGCATCGTTAATATCAAATGTTACATTGTCTCCAGCAACTACTGCTGCTGTACCACACTGTGTGTATTTAGTGTGTAATCTACCTTGCTCTGCCCACTTTACTAAGTCAGAGTTACTTGGTAACTCTGCTCCTACTAAACGTAAGAAAGAAGAGATAGTTCTATTACCATAACGCTCGAACTCTTTCTCGTACGTATCTGGTAAGTACTGATTCAAAAAGTTGAAATCAGTAATGTAATTAGTAGCCAACGGCACTTGCTGTGGTGCTGGCTGTAATTGAAATCCTGGACCTACTGGGTTAGTATTTGGTCCTAATAATTGTCCTGCCATTTTTAATTTTTTAAAATGTTAATTTTTATTTTTTATACTTCTAATTTTTAAACCTTTTCCAGTACTTGGGTTCATTGCACGAAACTGAGTTCCTCCTTTTGAAGTAACTTCAGGAGCAGAACGTGTGGACATATTGACATTCTTTATTTTTCTTGTCACGTCCTCTGTTGCTGCCGCCATTCCTTGTTCGTAAAAAAACCTTGCGAACTTATCAGGGTTCATTGCTGCCGATAATGCTTTATGATACTCAGATGCATTTTTAACTAATCCACTTTCATCTAAATGACTATCAATAAAATTCTTGATACTAGATTGAGAGTTTTTAATTTCCTCCACAGTTCCTCCAGGATTATACAATAAGTTAGCTTCATCAATACTGACCTTAAAACCTTTAAAATCTTGATTTAAAACCTTGTCTGTTTCTTGTAAAAAAAACGCAGACCTTCTTTGACTTTCCTCGTCTTGAGTTTTTGCATTATCAACATATTGTTTATAAGCCTTATATTCTTCACTATCATTAGAAATACCAACACTACTTGACTCAAGCGGTTGGTGATACATTTCTTTCTGTTCGTTAAAGAACTTCTTTGCTTTTACAATTGCCTTCTTTCTTTTTAACTTAGCTCTTTTTACATCAGATTCATCATCCACATCCTCATCAAATGAATAATCTTCCATTAATAATTCAACATCTTCTTTATCAATGCCTTCCTCTGTGGCTAAAAGATACTCAGTTAAAATCTGGTCTCCATCTAAAGAATCAAAATCTCTGTTTAACTTAACATAGTCTTCAATCCCCCTACCAGTTTTCTTTTTATATTCAAAATAAGCTGACACATCTTCAGGTAATGGTTCGTTGTTTTGTTTTTCATCAAACAATTGACCTACTGATGATATGTCTTTATCATATCTATTCTTAATAAAACTAAGAACGTCTTCTTCTTTTAATTCAGTACTTTGAGTTTCCTCTTGTGATGTACTATTATCTACAACCTCTTGTTGTGATTCTGCTTCGTGTTGTTGTTCTGCACTTTCTAGTAGAGTTTCTTCTACTTCTATTGCTGATTTTTCTTCAATAACACCTACTTCTTTTACTTTTATTTCCATTAGATTAAATTTTAGTACAAATATAGTACATTAAACAATATAAATTATTCAGTTTACCTTGGGTCAAATTCCGCTAAATCAAAGCCGTCTAAGCTATCTTCATTAGACTCAAATGTTTGAGGAGGTAAATTATTTTTTCGTTGATTTATAAGCTTAGATTGTTCAGAGTTCTGTTGACTTATTCGAGATGATTTTGCATCTTCTCTACTTACCTCTCTATTAGCTAAAGCTTGTTCCGAAATATCTCTTAATTGTTGATTATACTCAAACTCTTGAGCCATCAATTGACTTTTTAGTTGAGCTTCATTCTTCATCTTCTCTATTTCAAAAGCAATCTCCGCTTGTTTAATCTGCATCTTAGCATTCATCTCCGCTTGAGATTTCTGCATAGATGCCTGTGCTGCCATCTGTTGAGATTTTAATTGCTGCTGAGCTAACATCTGCTGCTTCATCATCTCATTTTTTTCATCACGCTCTTGCTTCTGCTTACGCTTAACTTTTAATAATTGATTAGCTAATTTTATATTTTTTAATTCTCTTATATCAATTGCATCTTCAAGATTGATATCACTCTTAGACAGAGCAGTTTGAATGTTTTGTTCAAGCTGTGCCTTCTCTTCTTCATCTGGAGAAACCTCTATAAAAACTCCGAAATCATAAATATATAAATCTGATATATCACCTAGAATAGACACATTATATTTTCCTATCTGGCTTATAAAATCTTCTTTAAAATCTGCATATTCTAAAATGTCAGCCACCCTGTATGTTAACGCTTCGGCTAATGTTCTATAAACATATAAACTACCTTGTAATATATGACGTGTAGCTGTATTAGAATTAAGTGCTGCTAACTTCTGTAATCCTACTAAAGAATTAGGGTCTGGAGTTGAACCATCTCTAGCTTCATTTAACCCTGTTACAGTTCTAATCATGTTAAGATAATGATTGTAGTTTGTAATTAGCATTTGTGTTTTACTAGCACCACTATTAGATGTAAGCTGTTGGATAGGAACTCTAGCCTGGTTAAAATCTCCGTCTTGTGTATAGCTCCTACCTATAACACTACCTGTCTGAAAGTAAAGCCTTAGGGCATCTTCAGGATTATAAGCCTGACCTGTACCTAAATCTACTTCATTTAATCCATCAGCATCTATAAACACACCATCAGGAACTACTCTAGCTATAACCTGTTGTAATTTTAAATGAGTAATTTGTATTAAATCTGCAAAAGGTATCATCCTCCTAACTAAAGATTCAATAACTCCTTTATACATTCTTGGAGCTACCGCTACATAATTAGGGAGAGCATGCTGAGAAGAAGATTTGGGTCTAACCATATTCTCTGCAAGTTCCCATTTTAATAATATATCCGTTCCCATAACCATAATGCCTTCGTACCATACGTCAATAGTTTTAGAAACTTTTTCAAACTTTCCATCTTCCATCATTTCTGGTGGAGGATTAAATTGGTCGTCTTTTTCTATCATTTTAACAGCACCGTTCTCTGATATTCTTTTCTTATATACCATCTTCTTAGTGGTCTTATAATTAAAATACATCAATGTTACAGTGTCTCTATAGAATATATCATTTTGATAATACTGTGCTACATTATAATAATCATACCAGCTCTGACTGTATTTAGATATTTTTTCTAAATCATCATTAGTAAGCTTAGGGTCTATCTTAAGTAATTCTGTTATAGGAACATTTTTAATTTCTCCCCAATAAAAACAATCTTTAAAATGAGGGTCTTCAGTATAACTATATACTACATTAGCAGGGTCAACATATTTAACTTCTACACCAGAACCTGGTAAGAACTCATGCTTCGCCACTCCTATTCCTAATACTGTTAAATCATAATCAACTCTCTTACGAATATCCTGATAATGATTTTCAGCAAACATAGTATCTATAGCTTCTTCTTCTGCAATTTCAATAGCAGGTTTATAGTTAAGCTGCATATATAAAGTAAGCTCCTCATCATTCTCAGGTAACGAATCAGGGTCCATTGTAAAAGGGTCTGCTCCTGTCATCTCTTTAATATCTAATAAGATATCTTTAGCAGCCATTTGACCTTCAATCATATCTTGATACTTACTTCTTTTTCCTTGAGATAAAGCATCTTGAGCGTATGCCTTAACCTTAAATAATCGGTCGGACATTCCGTTAACTACTATATCTACAAATTTTGGAAGTATAGGAACTGGAGTCCAGTCTAAGTTGAGGTAAGATAAGTCTCCATCAACTGCTAATTCATTTTTATATTTTGCAACAGATTGCTCACCTCTTGCATATAAGCGTAGTTTATGAAAGTCTCTCCATTGAGAATAATAACGACAACCGTTACCATCTTTTTTAAACCACTCATACTGTATCGCTTGCCCTATTTGTAAGCCAAACTCATCAGTGGCTTTTTCTGCATCTGACACAAATTGACTAGGAAAACCTACAGATGAAATTTTTACTTTTACTTCTTTCATCTATCTTATAATATCGCTTGTTAATCCCTTGTTGGTATACCTTGCAAAGTTAATGGAAATTTTTGAGCTTTTTGTTTCAGGTGTGTAAAGATGCTTTTGACATGCCATTATAGCTAATCCACTACTAATAGAGGCATCAAACCTGGTTCTATTGCTTATATCAAATTTAGCCCAATCCTCTAAAGTTCTGGTAAACGGCATAGTACCCATTAGGTCAGAATCTCTAAATGTGTTTTCCATATCTAATCCTATATGTTTTTCTATAAAAGACTCTATTGCTGCAGCGTGAGCTTGCTTTACATCTTCGCTAGAGTTAGGTATACCTCCTAATTCTCTTTCTGTTCTTGATAATTTATTATATGTTTTGTCAGGTCTGTTTAAACTAAATCCTCTGTACCCTCTGTTTTTAAAATGATATAATAATCTTGGTTTGTTATTCTCCACTAGTATAGGCATTCCGTAAAACACACAAGCCATTAATACTTCTTCAAAAAATATCTCTGCTGTTTGAGGTCTAGCAACATATTCTAAAAAAAACTCATTGCTAGGTGCATCATCCATATTAAACTTAGTAAGCCCATGCAAAGCACCATTAGAACCTCCGCCTCCTACAACTCCTGATATATCATAACTGTCACATCCAAAAGCACCTAAGTGTTCGTTCCCTGGAAGATTCTTACCGTTTCGTTTTATTACTCTATTCTGTAGGTTTTTATTAGGTGTCCATGAAACCCTAAACCGACCTCTATTATTAGGTGTCCATACAACAGAAGAATCTTTAATACCATCCTTCCAAGAAAAAGAACCTTGAGTAACGTGATGTTCTGTTATCATAGAATCATTGTAATCTATCTGCTGATATATTTTTGTTAAATTAAATAATGACTGCTTACTCTCATCTCTAAACGCATGAGATTCTGTTCGAGGAAACTGACGATAAAATTCATTTAAAGCATCTGGGTCATTCTTTAAACTGTCCACTTCCGCTTCCCAATAATCTACCGCACCATTATCTATTATCTCTCCATCTACTCCTACTGTTTTTTTTTCAGGTTTCCTAAACACTGGCATTCCATATCTATCTATAAAACCTTCCATATTCCATTCCATAGGAATAAATAAATTATATAATCCACTTTTAGTTTGCCCATTAGAATTTCTACTGGTTGCGTCTGAATCTTCGTAAAGTTTTTTAAAGTTACCACCACCTTTACTCAACGCATTAGAAGTGGAACCCATCATGCACTTCCCTATAACTCTACTTCCTAGTCTAAGACAAGTTTTTGTAACCCTCCAGTTATTAAGTATATTGTTAGGCTTTATCCATTTTCCACTTTCGTCATGCACCAGTAATAAAAGCTTTTCACCATCATAAGAGTTATCATCTGTATTCTTCCAGTCAATTGTTGTGTCTAACCCAATCAACTCTTCTTTGTCCGCCACATACATATTCTTCTTTGTTATCTTAGATGCAGGTATCCTAAAAGCAAGTTCTGTTTTAGGTTTATCCATACCATCCTGTATAGGTTTAAAAAAGAAAGGCAATCTATTAGCTATAGGAACTACTTTATCTGTGAACATCTTCTTGGAATCCGAACCTGTTTTAGATAATATCCCAACTCTTGAATCTTTTGCAAGAGTACCTGTATTAACACATTCCGAAGACCCCATGTAAGAGAATCCTGACCGTCTTATTTTTAGGTATGTCATTCCAAAGCTTCTACTATCTGCCTTACATGCTTCCCAGAATATGTAAAATATTCTATTAGCTTCTCGGTAATCTGGATATCCTACGTCAATGCTAGTCCATTGCAGATACATATAATGTGCTCCAGTTATATATGTAGGAACTCCATTGTTCATAAACCAATAGCCTAGCTCTCTACTATCAAACTCATTCTCAATATAATCTACCCAATTATTTTTAAATTCAGATGGCATTTCATTCCATTGAAATATAGATTGAATTTTACTTAGCTGTTTAGGAATATCTATTCTCTCCCAGTATTGGTCTGTCTTAGATTTAGACCTACTGTGTATTTGTTTAGGCTGCTTGGGTAAGCCAACTATAACGCCTTGTATGTTTAGTATATCTCCAAGCTCTCCAGTTTTTGATATACATATAAAATCATATTTTTTATTGTAGCCGTAAGTCCAGCTCTTATTCCTATTCTTATTAGTAAGGACAGCTTTAGGAATATAGTCTTCTAATATTTTATATAAATCTTTATTTTGACCTTCGTTCTGCAAATCCTTGTTTTGTATCTACTTTTTTATTTGTCCCAGATAAATCGAGAGCTTCTCGTTCTGCTTCTATTCTGCTTAATATTTCAAATGCATCGAATATAGCAAGCTTCTTTGTTGCTGCAGCATTTTTTAATCTATCTGCAGACAAGTCGTCTTCAGGGTCATGCTTAATGATAGCTTCTTTTGCAACTTTAATTAGTTGTTCTACCGCTCTGTGCCCTGCTTCTATTATCTTTAACTTTATTTCTTTTGATTTCATTTTTAATTCTTTTAACTTTCTTCAAAGGAATATTATCAAATTCATCATCATCCATCCAATCCCACTCTCTACTCATAATATCATTGTAATTTGGTGGTCATACATTCTATAAAGTTTATCTCCATCGACTTCAAACTCATATTCACTATCAGGTTTAAAGGATACAATGTCTCCTTTCGAAACACCTTGACTAATTAATTTAGTGTTAGGATAAATCATTTTGCCAACTAGAGGTTCTTCTTTTGTATTCTTAAATATAATAGATTCTTTTGTTTTTATTGGTTTAACATAACAATACCTGTCATGAGCATACCAATCATCCCCCTTCTTAAACATAAAGAACTGGTCTGAATCAACTAGAAATAAGTTATCTTTTAAAAAACTTCTTCCGCTTCTACGTCTTCCTTTTATATCGTTGTAAAATTTAAAAACATTATGGTGAACTAGAAGGGTGTCTCCTATTTCTATAGGACCACAGTAATTTATAGGTAATGATTTTACCTCTGCATATCTATTAGAGTATGTAGCATCCTCTTCCGAGGAGCTTACTAGAAAATCTATACCTCCAATATTTTTAGTATTAGCGTATCGCTTATTATCTTTTGGGGTAACTATAAAGTCTGTTGGTGATTTCAAAAATTTATATTATATTCAATGGATACAGGCATAGCCGAGCTAAACTCCTTCCAAAGAATTACAACATCATTGTCCTCTATGTATATTTTATAGGAATTTAATTCAGAATCAAATTTGATTAAATGAATCTTATGACTTCCACTAAGCACGTCTTGTCCTACTATATAATGCATAGCCCCTGACTTATAATCAGGACCGACAGATATTTTTCTTATATCCATTATTTATTTAATTTAATTATACATTAAAGCCCATTGTCACTAAAGTATCTTTTATTTGGTCGTACCAATACTGCTCAGGGTTTGCAGGGGAAATCTCTAAATCTTCTGACCAATACATTCTTGGTGGAGTGCTTGTCGTGTAATCATTTAACATAGTTATATTAGAATATGCATTAGCAGGTATACTAGCTGGACTCCCTGGGTCTCCTGCAGGATAACTATCACTAACTGGAGGGTTATTAAAGTTTGCTGCGGCTAACATTCCATTAGGTGATACTAAAGGAGCTATAGTACGTTCATTTGATGAAAGTGTATGGAAAAACTTAGACCTGTATATATTAGTAGTCCCTGCTGCAGTTTCAAGTGTAGAAATAAAACTTCTAACAGCACCTATATCAGCTACCATATTAGGATTTGTAGCATTATCTCTATTTTCCCAACAAATACTTCCACTACAATCCATAGCATAATTGGTTTGTGCATTACCGCCTCCAGATTCATCACCAAAAGCAAGAATTACTACATTGTCAGCATCTGGATAATATCCTCCAGGTCCTATAGTATCTCCCAAACCTTTATTGGCAAGCATTCCTATTTGTCTTTCTACATAACTCATCCCCCAGTACACACGAGCTTCAAACTCATCACTACCGTTAGTAGCTCTGTCTGTATTTCCACTTGCTTCAGTTCCTCCTGTTGCATAGAAATCTTGAAGTAAGTTTCTTAAATTAGATGTGTCTGCATAATCAGCAGATTTAATAGCGTCTGTTAGATTAAAAGTTAATTCAACTCCTGTGTTTATTTGAGCAGGTAGTGCTACAGGAGAACCATTAGCATTTACTAAACCAAATGAGGTAGAAGGATTTTGTCCTGTTACAACGAAAGTCCCTGCAGGTATCCCAGCTCCAGTTATTTCCATTCCATCTCTAACTAATAAATGTGCACCCAAAACACCAGATTGAGTAGAAGCATTAAAATTCGTTGCTAGCCCTACATATTCACCTACAACTGTTCGTGTTTTTATTACAGTTGCACCACTTGCAGTGGTTGAAGCAGATATCTTTATACCTGTCATACTAGCTATCTGAGATGTCACTTCTATTGTATTGTTCATAGACCCACTAGTATCACTCCAAAACTGGAAGTAAGTATCTCCTGTTACTGTTAATCCTGATATTATAAAAGTTTGAGTTGCTGATAATCCATCATTATCTGTTACTGTCATCACTACATCAATATTTCCTCCAGGATATGTTCCTGTTAGCGTTCCTGTGCAATCGTTATTATCTGTAAAAACCAACCAACTAGCTCCTGCAGCAGGGAATATCTCTACCCCATCTACTGTAATAACATAATCTAAATCTGCACATGGTGTATTGTCATCACTTGTTGTCCAGTTATATGTCCAAGTATCTCCTGCTTCTAAGTTAGGATATGTATTTGCAGCTACAGGGTCTGTAGATGTCCATTCTGGTCCGACAGGAGTAATTGGCACTACCTCTATCTCACCTGTTAATGTCTGAGTTTCAGTTCCATCTACTGTAAATATTCCTCCTGGATTAGTCGCAGTAAAAGGAGCGGATGCTTTAAACTGATATCCTGTATTAGCTAGTCCGTTTGTTATAAACTGATAGCTAACTCCTGGTTGTCCTTGTTTAATGTCATTTAACTCATTACCTGCCAAAGTATAGTTTGGTGCACCTGGAGTATTATCTATAATGTTATTATTAAAAGGATTTAATGTTACGGTTACAGGAGGTATAGGTGTTATAGAATTTGTTTTTTCAAAATAGAATGATAACTCCATATCTCCATACGTTGGAGTTATTCCTGAGTTTAAACTGCCTTCACATATTACACCAATATTTTCAAATGCATTTAAAACAATATCTAAATTAGAAACATCAACTTCCCCTCTTGGATATGATTTATCATAAAGGTCAGATATAACAAATAAATCTTCCTTTTTAGAATAGTTAGCATAATTAGAAATAGCATTATTAGCAACTTCACCTATAGATACAGTCATTGTATCTCCTGGAGGAATATCCATAACAACATCCGAAACCCAAGCCCATGTAACTAATTTTAATTTTAGAGTTACAGGAACTCTCCATAAAGGAACTTGTGTAATAGGTGTAACAGCAGATGTCCATTCTAAAAAATCTTTTGGTAATTCAGGACCAACTCCACCACCTGTATTACTTCCTATTGCTTTAAACATCCCATTTACAATAAATGTTTCTGATGAAGCAGGAGGGGTAACAGTATTTAATATATAATCAGCAAGACCAGCTATTGTAAACGTTTTAGTTTGTAACTCAATTGGATTTGACAATGCGTCTGTTCCAATTAAATAATCCTCTGGGTTAATAGGTACCTGATTGGGGTAAGCTAAAGTATTGCTAATTTTTGCCATCTTCTATTCTTTTTCTTTTATCTCTCCAGTCTGGAGATTTATAACGGAATCT